TTATTATTCAGAAGAGTTCTTATACAGCAAATATTACTGCTACCTTCTTTGACATATTCCCCATATCATTAGGTGGCATTGGTTTTGATACAACCCTGCCTGCATCCGAGCCAGCAAGAGTAAGTGCTAGTTTTGCCTATACATACTACAGCTTTAATCCCGATCCGGGAAATACTACTTTAGATTGATTTTATTTGTATTTGTGTATACTTAAATTATGAATTTCGATGAACTTAAAGAACAGGTCGAAAAAGACCTCAAGATTGATATTACCGAATTGGCCCAAGAATCTGTAATAACACCACAGATTCATAATAAGTATTTGCTCTTTTTCAAGAAATATAAAGAAGAACTTTCTATGGAAGAAAGAACCATGAAAGTATTAAGAAAATATAAATGGCTTTACTACATGGGCAAATTGAGCAGAGAAGAATTAGAAAAGCTTAAATGGGAACCATTTGAACTCAATATTCTCAAGACAGATGTAGATAAGTTCATTGAAGCTGATGATGACATTATCAACCTTGAAGGGAAGATCGCAGAAAAGAAAGAAATGGTAAATTATCTTGATGGAGTCATTAAGATTGTAAATGGTCGCCAATGGAATATTAGATCAGCAATTGATTGGATTAAATTCACTAATGGACAATGAGATTAAAATAGAAGCTGTTGATGATGCATTCATCAAGATACGATGTCCAAAAGACATCGCTAAAGAGCTTAATACCTATTTTACATTCACAGTCCCAAATCACAAATACAATCCATCATTTAGAAAGAGATTATGGGATGGTAAGATTCGTCTTTATAACCTTGCTAGTCAGAGAATTTACAAAGGAATGCTTCCTTATGTTAAGAAATTCTTCGATGATCGACATTATTCATACAAGAATGAAATCAATGAAGAAACTTCTTACATTGAAGAAGAACACATTCGTAAATTCATAACAGATTATCTCAAGGTATCAAGTGGTGGAAAAATTATTACTCCACATGATTATCAAATCAATGCAGTAACACACGGAATCAGGAATAAAAGAGCATTACTTCTTTCTCCCACTGGTTCAGGCAAATCGTTGATAATTTATTCTTTGATTCGTTATTTTATCGACAATATGCCAAAGGATAAAAGTATTCTCATTGTTGTACCGACAACAAGTCTAGTTGCTCAGTTATACAACGACTTTGCAGATTATTCAAAATTAAATGGCTGGGATGTTAAGGCAAATGTTAAAAAGATATATGCTGGGGAATCTAAGGCAATTGATAAAAAGATTGTCATTTCAACATGGCAAAGTATATTCAGAGAGAATGAAAAGTTTTTCGACAACTTTCATGCTGTGATTGGCGATGAATGTCATTTGTTTAAAGCAAAATCTTTATCCATGATAATGGAAAAGATGAAGAATTGCCCAATACGATTCGGTCTTTCTGGAACCCTTGACAATACTAAGGTTCATAAATTTATAATTGAAGGTTTGTTTGGACCACTTTACAAAGTAACAACCACAAAATCTTTGATTGAAAAAGATGTATTAAGCAATATTAATATCAATTGCTTGATATTTAAATACTCTCTTGAAGAATGTAATAAAGTAAAGAGAGTAGATTATCGGGATGAACTTGATTTTATTTTTTCTAGTGAGAAAAGATACAATATGATTCATCAGCTATGCAAATCATTAAAGGGTAATACTCTTGTTTTGTTCAGTCATGTGGAAACACACGGTAAAAAGTTATATGATATGATGAAAGACTTTGATAAAAGGGTTTTCTACATTTCAGGAGAAGTGCCTCTTGACGAAAGAGAATTCATTCGGCAGAAAATAGATACACTTGAAGACAGCATTCTCATAGCATCTTATGGTACATGTTCTACTGGAATTAATATTAAGAATATTCACAATATTGTTTTCTCATCTCCGTCAAAATCAGTAGTCCGTGTGCTTCAGTCTATTGGTAGAGGTTTAAGAAAATCTGATAACAAGACGCATATGACTCTTTATGATCTTGTTGATGATTTAAGATACAAGAAGTACACGAACCACACATTTAATCATTTCATAGAGCGATTAAAGATTTATGAAAATGAAAAATTTCCATTTAAGCTCATAAATCTCAATCAAGATTCATAAATACTAATGGAGGTCATTATGGAAGTAGACTACAAGATCTTTAAGTTGAAAAGTGGTGAAGAAATAATTGGCTTGATCGATAGTCAGGATGATATGACCATTAAAATTAGTAGACCCATGGTTGTGAAATCGGTTCTCATGGTTGACAACTCTGGTTATCCAAAAGAAGTTATGATCATGCGTAATTGGCTTGAATTGACCAACGAGTTGGATGTTCAATTGCCAAAGGATCATATTGCCACTACTCTAAATCCTGCTAAGGAAACTGTTTTTCTATACGAGAAACAAAAAATGCGCGAAGATCAAGAATATCTCTATAAGCAAATGATAGAAGATGTGACTCCTAAGCTTCCAAGTGAGTTGGGATTTTCTGGAATGAATCCGCAAATGATGAATATGATTCAAAAGAAAATGGAAGAAGAACTTTTTGGCAAGACTTCCAAAAAGGAAGAAGAAGATACTTCTACCCCCGAACCTCCAGAAAAGAAACCAAATATGGTTGGAATGTTTTTATTTTTCCCACCAGATATTATTGCAGATCTGATTGATACTGGAGTTTTAGATCCTGAGATGTTTGCTGAACTCGCTGAAGATGATGCGTTGATTCCTGAAATGGAAAGACTCTCAGAAAAAGAACTTAAAGAAATTGATTTGAGTGATTGGCCGGATGATCCAAGCAAACTTCTTCAAGATAACTCTGAAGATATATCTGAGGAAGACTCAGAGGATACTTAAAGTACTCTATAGTATCTAATAAGTATAATTTCCCTTGTCCATCGCGTACACGCTCATTGTAGCAAGGAAAACAATTCTGTCAATACCCCCATTGCTCTTATGTTATTTGGACGTATAATGTAATTATGAAGAAAACTAAACAAAAGAAGAAAAAAATTGAATTAGAAGAGGACGAAGATGATTTAGGCTTTGATGATTTTGCAGTTCAAATAGAACCAGAAATCATAAAGCCTGCCACAAAAGGACATTACATCGATAACTCAAAGTTTAATGATGAAATGACAAAGTGGATTAAGAAAGTCAGAACGGCTGAAAAAAATGGCAAGGATAGACCACCAGTAACTGACTATATCGCTGAATGTTTCTTAAAAATCGCGGAACATCTGTCCTACAGACCAAATTTCATGAACTACCCTTACAGGGAAGAAATGGTGGGGGATGGAATTGAAAATTGTTTGATGTATGCTCACAATTTTAACCCAGATAAATCCTCAAACCCCTTTTCTTATTTTACTCAAATTATATACTATGCATTCCTTCGAAGAATTGAGAAGGAAAAGAAGCAATCATATGTAAAATTTAAGATAATGGAAGAAAATGCCGACGATAAATTCTACAAGTGGTTTAAAGAAAACTACTTTGAGAAGGACGGCAAGCCTGAATTAGCAGATGTGTTCAATCTCACAGAAAGAGATGTGGAAAGATTTGAAGAAAAGGCTGGCGGAAACGCCAAAAAGAAGACTAGAAAAAAGAAAAAAGTCATTAAAAGAGGTTTAATGTGAAAATAGCAGTCATCAATGACACCCACTTCGGAATCAGAAATGATTCCGATTTGTTTTTAAATTACTTCATAGAATTTTTTAGAGATCAATTTTTCCCCTACTTAAAAGAAAATAAAATTGATACAATAATCCACCTTGGAGATTTCTTCGATAGAAGAAAGTATATAAATTTTAATACTTTAAACAGAGTTACGAATGAAGTCCTAATTCCTTTGAAGGAAATGGGAATTCAAATGCATTGCTTAGTAGGAAATCACGACACCTATTACAAGAATACAAATCGGGTCAATTCTGTATGTCAGCTACTTCCAGCCTTTGATAATATTAAGACCTATGGAGAGTTTGATGTTATCAACATTGATGGAACTGAGATCGCTATGGTTCCTTGGATCAATGATTCAAATGAGAAAGATATTGTCAAGCAACTCAAGAAATGCAAAGCAACTATTGCCTGTGGGCATTTTGAATTGACTGGATATGAAGTTCTTCGTGGTGTTAAGTTTGATGGCGGTATGTCAGATGAAGTTCTTAGTAAGTTTGAAATTGTTCTTTCTGGGCATTTTCATCTAAAATCATCACATAAGAACATTTATTATCTTGGTACTCAATACCAGATGTTATTTTCTGACATCAATGAAGCCAAAGGGTTTCATGTGTTTAATTTGAAATCTAGAGAATTAGAATACATTCAAAATAGAAATTGTATTTTCCATAGAATTTTTTATGATGACAGTGCAACTCCAAAGATCGACAAAATAGATTTTTCTCAATATGAGAATAAGCTTGTAAAGATTATAGTTCAGCGAAAAACTAATCCAGCAACTTACGAAAAATTCATTGATGGCATCAATTCTGCAAATGCCCATGAGATTTCTATTGTAGATGAGACATTCGTACCAGATGATTCAAATGATGTTGCAGATTTGAGTGTTGATACGTTATCTTTTATCGAAAAAGAAATTGATCAATTAATTGATGTAAAGAACAAAGACGAACTCAAGAAAATGGTGCATGATATTTATTTTGAAAGTCTAGATAATGATTAAGTTTACAAAACTGAGATTCAAGAATTTTGGTTCTTTTGGCAATAACTTTACCGAGATAGACTTTGGTAAGAAGGGAAACTATCTTGTATCTGGGCGTAATGGTGATGGAAAGTCATTTGCCTTCTTAGATGCTATTACTTTTGGTTTATTTGGAGTTCCTTTTAGGAACATCAATATTCCTCAATTGGTCAACAGTGTAAATAAGAAGAATTGTACTGTTGAGGTAGAATTTGATATTGGAATCACCAAATACATGGTTAGGCGTGGTCTAGCACCGAAGACATTTGAGATTTATAAAGATGGCAAGCTGATAGAACAAGCAGCCAAGACTAAGGAATATCAGGAATATCTGGAAAAGAGTATCCTAAAGATGGGATACAAGTCCTTTACACAGGTTGTAATTCTTGGAAAGTCTTCGTTTGTTCCCTTTATGCAACTTACTGCTGCTGACAGACGCGAGGTTATTGAAAATGTATTGGATATTGGAATCTTTAGTTCCATGAATTTGGTTCTAAAAGGCAAAATTTCACAGCAGAAAGAGTTTATTAAACAAAAAAAGACCGATTTATCCACAATTCAGGGCAAAGTAGATGTTTTGGATCGTAATCGCCAAGAATTGGAAAAGAAAAAGCAGGATATCGAAACCAAGCTACAAAATAGACTAAAGGAAATAGATGTTAGTATCGCCAACTACATCGAACCTATAGCCTTATTAGAGGCAGAACTAGCCACCAAGGAGGCGATTCTAGCCACTTTCGCAGAAACCAAGTATACTGGTATGCTTGAACTAAGATCCAGCTTAAAAGCCAATCTAGACGCATTAACGGAAGACATCCAGTTTTACCAGCAAAATGAAGTATGTCCTGCGTGTAAGCAGGCTATAACGGATAATCATCGCAACGAAATTTGCTCAAATAAAAATACTAAAAAGAGCGAAATTGACACAGCCATTCAAAAATTGAATGAGATGATTCAAGAACAAAAGAATAATGATGATTCTAGAAAGACTTTAGAGAGAGAAATAGCAAATATTAAAAACGATATAAGGCAATCATCCCAAAAAATTGCCAATTTAGAAGAACAAAAGAAAATTTATGAAAAAGAAGCCAAAATTGATCTGGTGGATACTATCGAAAAAATTACAAGTGACATTGCTACTTTTAAGAAAGAAGCTAAGTCATGTCAACGAAGCTTGGATACACTTTATAATGAGAACGAAGATCTAGAAATACTTTCTGGGCTTCTTAAAGATAGTGGTATTAAGACCAAAATTATTCGCCATTATCTTCCATTGATGAATCAGATCGTGAACAAGTATCTTTCCAATATGAATTTCTTTGTCCATTTTTACCTAGACGATGAATTTAAGGAAACAATCAAGAGTCGCCACCGAGATGACTTTTCTTACATGAGTTTTAGTGAAGGTGAAAAGCTTAGAATAGATCTAGCTCTTCTTTTGGCTTGGAGAGAAGTTGCCAAGCAAAAGAATAGCGTTAGTTGCAATCTATTAATTCTGGATGAAATTTTTGATTCTTCTCTAGATTCTGTCGGTACTGATGAATTGATGAAAATTCTAAATATATTAGGTAAGGAAACTAATGTGATTGTAATCAGTCACAAAACAGATCAGCTTACCGATAAGTTTAAGTACATTTACACGCTGGAGAAGAAGAATAACTTTAGCAAAATAAGCCTTACATAAATGTACAACTACCGAGGAAAATTTCGAATACTACAGCCAGATGGCAATATGACCGTCTATTCTCAATATGATGTTGTCGAGAAGGAAGGCAAGCATTATATGGCTGTGTTTGATACCTATGGTTTTTCTCCGGAACACGGAGAACTTCGCGGTTGGAAAAAAATAAATGGAACTGTTCCTGTCACCAGTAGCAGTGCCCCATCCAATCCTGATGTCGGACAGCAATGGCTTGATACTGTTTCTGGAATTCTATTCGAATATGTTGACGATGGAAATTCTAAACAGTGGTTAGCCATTAGCTAGGAGACTTATGGGATACTATTATGAGAAGAAGAAGAATAATAGTTGGAGAAGAAAATTTTACAGAGAATTGGCAAAGAAGCAAAGGCGTTCTACCCGTCATTATTTGAACAAGCTTGTTCAAGATGTTTGCTCAGGAACTATTGACTTTGATGAGTTCTTGGATATGATGCGTAGAAGAGGTAATATATTATGAAAACAAAAAGTGCCACCAAGCTAAGTAAAGAGACATTGCAGATTCTAAAGAACTTTGCATCTCTCAATTCCAATCTTCTTGTCAAGCCCGGTAATCGTCTTGTCACGGTTACTCCATACAAGAACGTGATGGCAGAAGCCATCATTCAGGAAGAGTTTGATACTGAGTTTGCTATCTGGGATCTTTCGAAGTTTCTCGGCATTGTGTCGATGTTCGAAGATCCAGACTTCATCTTTCACGACAAGTATGTCGAGATTGAAGGTAGCAATCACTCTACCGTAAAGTACTTCTATTGTGATCCGAAGCTTATTACTTCGTATCCGACGAAGAATCTTGTCATGCCTCGCATTGTTCTTGAACTTGAGTTCTCGGAGCGCAAGTTAACTGAACTACAAAAGGCAGCATCCATTCTACAGATTCAGGATCTCAAGATCTTCTGCGACAGTGGTAGTATTATGGGTGAGATGTTCGATTCTAAGGACAGCACTACAAACACCTATAGCGTAGAGTTCCCATACGATGGTGAACTTGAGACTGATGAGTTTGAGTTCCACTTCAAGATTGAGAATCTGAAGTTTATTCCGGGAGCTTATAAGGCACAGTTCTCGGAGAATATTGTGTCTAAGTTTATCTGCAACAATACTCCAATTTCATATTGGGTTGCAATGGAACCGTCTTCCAACTACGGAAAGTAAGTAAATGAACATTGATCACTTTGTATGGGCGGAAAAATACCGCCCATCATCCATTTCTGAATGCATTCTTTCTAAGGAGAATGCAAGTACATTCAGTAGCATGGTAAAGCAAGGAGAACCCCAGAATCTTATGCTATCTGGTCCAGCCGGATGCGGTAAGACTACGGTTGCTAAGGCTCTTTGCAAGGATCTCGGATGTGATTACATTCTGATCAACTGCTCTGAAGACGGAAATATTGATACTCTTCGTACAAAGATTCGTGGATTTGCTAGCACTGTATCGCTGACAAGCGCAAAGAAGGTAGTGATTCTTGACGAGTTTGATTATAGTAATGCAAATAGCATTCAACCCGCTTTGCGCGGGGCTATTGAGGAGTTTTCCTCCAATTGTAGATTCATTATGACTTGCAATTGGCCGAGTCGCATTATTGATCCTCTGCATTCCCGATGCACTCATATCTCATTTGTGATTCCCTATGAGGAAAGATCTACGCTTGCGACTAATATGTTCAAGCGGGTGAAACATATTCTTGATACTGAAAAGGTATCGTATAACGACAGTGCTCTTGCTACTCTAGTAAATAGTCATTTTCCTGACTTTAGGCGTATAATCAATGAGCTTCAGAGATATTCTGTCTCTGGCATGATTGACATTGGTATTTTGAGCCAATGTAAGGAAATTGACCTCAAGAAGCTGGCTGGATACATGTCCAGTAAGAATTTTGCTGAGGTTCGTAAATGGGTCGTCAATAATCTTGAGAATAACAACACAGATATTTTCCGAAGGATTTATGACAATCTGACTGATATGCTACAGCCAGCCAGTATTCCACAAGCAGTCATGATTATTGCAGAATATCAATATAAGGCAGCATTCGTCGCAGATCAAGAGATCAATATGACTGCATTCTTGGTAGAAATCATGATGCAATGTGAGTTTAGGAAGAAATGAACCTATCCAAGGTATTAGAAAGTATCAATTACACGAAGGAAGATGCCCTTGCCGACAACGATAAGGACTATGTTCCATTTGTGGTAAATAGATCATTATCTTACTTTATCGATACTATCGCCTATGCTAATCAGATGAATCTGTATCCCCATCTGAATAAACGACTTCAGTACGATTACTTAAGAAACGCTGTTCGCAAGAAGCGTAGATTCAGCAAATGGGCCAAGAAGGTCGAGAATGACTGTCTAGAAGCCGTGTGCTTTTATTATGGATGCTCCAAGGTAAAAGCACTAGAAATCATCGGACTTCTTTCCCAAGACCAAAAAACACATATACAAACCGAATACGAAAAACTCCAAAAAACCTAAATAAATTGGTATTATGGAGTTTTTATGGATAATAATGACATATTTGATGGTTTAGGTGTTGAAATTACATTAAAAGATAAAGACGCTTTCTTGAAAGTCCGAGAGACTTTAACGAGAATTGGCGTATCTTCTAATCCAAACAAAAAACTATATCAGTCTTGCCATATCTTGCACAAGAAGGGCAGATATGCTATAATGCATTTTAAAGAATTGTTTGTTTTAGACGGTCTGGATAGTGATATGGATGAAACTGATTTGGCAAGAAGAAACACTATAGTGAAGCTTCTTGTTGAATGGGGTCTAGTAGATCCAGTAGATGAGAATAGATATAAAGAGCCTCAGCTTCCGCTGAATAAGCTCAAGATCATTCCCTTTAAGGAGAAGGGTGATTGGAATCTAGTTCCTAAGTACCATATTGGAAAGAAATAATGAATATTGTTAATGATTATGATTTGTATGATAAAGCAAGAAATATGCTTTATGAAGGTCTTGCCAAGTACGACATCAAAAAACCAATCTTCATCTATGTGGATAATGAAATTGGCGATGCAGTTTTCAATATAAAAAAGAATAAACATAATTTTGAATTGGCTATTATTCTTAGCAATGAAGCTGTAGGTTTTGCTAAAGAAAATCTTATTGAAATTTTTAATAGATTTGATATGATTATTACTGACGATCCAGTAATAAACGAATATTCGTATTGGGCTAAATAATGGGCAAACTTTTAATTAAATTTCCAACAAGAAATAGACCAGAAAAATTTAAAAGAGTATATCAGCAATATTATGATTATCTCTCTGGAAATCATGATGTTAAATTTGTTATTTCTATGGATAATGATGATCCTACAATGAATAACCCCGAAATGAGGGAATGGTTGGACAAGCATCCATCAAATAAAAAGTATAATTATTCTGATAATAAATCAAAAATTCAAGCAGTGAATGCTGATTTAAATGATGAGAATGCTGATGTTCTCTTATTAGCATCCGATGATATGATTCCCCAGATAAAGGGATATGATGATATTATTTTTAAAGAATTTGAATTATATTTTCCATCATTTGACGGAGCAATAAAATTTAATGACGGATTAAGATCTGATGATTTAATGACATTGTGTGTTATGGGATGGAAAAATTATGCAGATCTAGGATATATTTACCATCCAGACTACGCATCTTTATATGCAGATACTGAGCAAACGATATACTTTAAAAAGCTTAATAAGCTAGCCGTATCACCTACATGTATTATTAAGCATGAATGGACAAGTCATCCATGGGATGAATTACATGCTAGAAATGAAAATACTCAAATGTATATGAAGGATAAAGTTGTTTTTGACAAACGTATAAAAGAAATATTATCGCTATGAAATATTTGACATATTTAAATAGTGGATGCAAGTCTATTTGCGATAATATGTTGTACAGCGCAAACTCTGTTGGTATATCTAAAGATCAATTTTTAATTGTTGCCTTCGACAGAGCAATATTTGATTATTATAGCCAACAAGGATACGAGGTAGAATTATTCGAAGATGTACCCGAAGAAACCTACCACAATTGGACATGGGATCCTAATTCAAAGTTTAGAGCTTTAGTAAAACATAAATGGACATTGCTTAAAAAATATTTTAGTACAAATAAATCATTGATGTGGTTGGATTCGGATGTTGTTTTTTTAAAAAATCCAGAAGAAATTCTTAAAACTATTACATTACCTACATTTCAGATAGATTATCCAGCCGCATGTATTTGCACTGGATTGATGTTTTTTCCTGATTCTCCGATTTCTGATGAAATGCTCGATATTCTAGGAGCACAGAATATCGAAGATGATCAATTGGTATGTAATAATCTAGTAAACTCAAATGGCAATATAAAATCAAATATTAAATTTTTTGATTTGAATTTATTTCCAAATGGTGGATATTTTTACGATGCAAAAGGCACTACAATTGAGAAGGCAGTAATGTTGCATTGCAATTATATTGTTGGTCTAGAAAACAAGATCAATCGCCTTAAACAGTGCGGAGCTTGGTTTGTATGATATTTACAAATGATAATTTAAGACCAAATCCAACTTACCCAACCTACCCACCTTACCATACTGGTGATTATATTGAAGATTATTTCTATAAGTGGGTATTTAATAAATCAGATGAATTGCGTAGAGATTATATCGCTATAAGTTGGACAACTTTGTATTGCGAAAATAAAGATCAGGGAATTCAAGCGTTTTTAAATAATCTGGATAATAATAGAAGATATTTTACTATTTGTCAGCATGATGATGCTCCAAGACATAGATTGCCAGATGATACTTTAATTTTTTCTCTTTCTAGGTCTCGGATTGATAACCCATATATTAAAAATCCAATTCCTATACCAGCTGTTTGTTCAGCTTTGCCCAAACAGCCTGTTTTGGAAAAAGATATTTTTGCTTCCTTTGTTGGATCAATAACTCATCCAATTAGATATAGTTTATATGAGATATGCAAGTCTCAAAAAGATTTCTATTTTTCAGGACAAGCATGGTCCCCTTCAATAAGTAAAAATAAAATGGATGAATTTTTGAATATTTCTAATAGAAGTAAATTTACTCTTTGTCCAAGAGGATATGGAAATACTAGTTTTAGATTATATGAATGTATGCAACTTAATTCAATTCCGGTTTATATTAGTGATGATTTTTATTTACCTTGGTCAGACGAATTAGATTGGAATGAATTTTGCGTTATTGTAAAACACGCAGAACTCAATAATTTGCCTTCTATATTAAAAAATATTTCTGATGAACAATATAATTCAATGCTTAATAAAATTAAAGTCATTTACAATAATTATTTCTCATTGGATGGTGTTTGTAAAAATATTAAAGATCGCATAATATGAAATTAAGACTAATAAATTATCTGTGGCTATCTGGCAATGAAATCAGAGATAAAGAAGTTTTAGATTCTATAAATTTTAATATTGAGTCAAATTTATTTGATGAAATATTGATATTTACTGAACAGACTTCAAAATTAGATATTAAAATACAACGTAATGTCACTTTAACCAATATAACTTTAAGACCTACATTTCAATATTTGTTTGATTATGTAAATGCATTTCCACAAAATAACTATGTAAATATTTTGTCTAATAGTGACATTTTATTTAATGAGTCTATATTGTTAGCTAAGAATATGGATTCTAATGATTTTTATTGTATAACTAGGCACGAATTAGACGGAAATTTATTCAGTGATTCTAGGATTGACGATTCCAAATTCAAAGCATCACAAGATGTATGGATTTGGAAGGGTGATTGTAAATTGTATGATTGTGATTTTTATCTGGGATTCCCCGGATGCGATAATGCTTTAGCATGTAAAGCAAAGCATATAGGATATAAAGTCAAAAATCCATGCTTAAGCATCAAAGTTACACATAATCATAAAAGTGATATTAGATCGGGAGATTCAAATTTAAGTAATTATAAAAATCATTTGAATATTATATTCTTAATTTCTCCCACCCATTTAGATGAACCTACATACTGTGCTTATTATAATGAACCATCTAAGGAATATTATATTTTGGATTAATTATGAAAAAAATATTATTTGTTATTGCTAACTATAAAGATTCTAGACAAGCATTTTTTGAAAATTTCTTTTCGCCCCTCAATAAAAAATTTGCTGATATCCATGGATATGAATATATCGTATCTAAAGGTGGAGACTTATTTCGAAATAATCCAACTTGGTGGAAGTTTACACTAGTAAGAGATATGATTAATGATGGTACTCTATCTGTAGGAGATGAATTGTTACATCTAGATGCAGATATGAGAATTGATAAGTTCGATAAGGATTATCCCTGCGATAAATCGTTCTCAGTGTGTATTGATAATGGTAATTCATTTTGTATGGGGTCGTATAAAATGAAAATTAATGATTGGTCTATAAATTTAGTAAATAATATTTTAGACGAGTCTTTGTGGCAAAAGTGCAGATATGAACCACATTGGCAAGCTTTTAGAGAACAAGCCGCCTTTTATACTCTTTGTGGTATAATTCCGCACAGCTGGATACCGTTTTTAGATCTGCCTAATTATGGCTGGCATCAGAATAAAACAGATAATACCAAGTATTCTATAGAGGAATTGCACGCGAACGTACAAGTATTAGGGCCAGAATGGAATACTACTCTTTTAGAAGAAGAAGCTGAAATAACAGATCCAGCTCTTATGCAATACAATATTACTAAATCTAAGAAAGCAGATACTATAATAAGACATTTTGCTGGTGGACAGCAGTGGAGAAATGTATGAAAATTCTTTATATTACAACTGATGAAAATAAAAATCTACATCAAGTGGATCGCGCTCAAGGGGATTATATGGAAAATTTAATCCTTCTTGGACTGCGTAAATTACTTAAAGAAAACTGTGTAGAATACCCAAGAAAGAAAATATTATACCATGATTTTACCTCAGTTCCAAAAAGTTCATTGCATGGTCGTGGATTCTCGCTATACCACGAACCAATGGAAGAAATACCCGACCACTGTAGAGATTTAACAAATCAAACTTTTGATGTTATTTTGTATGGAACTGCATTTGCATGGGGAATGCAAGATATTCCAGAATTGGAAAAAAAATGTAAATTAAAATTTTATATTGATGGCCACGATTTATATGGCCATGCAACAGCAGGAAATTATATCAAATATAATAATGAGGTTTTGATTGGCAATCAAGCTAAACCTTCATTTAAAGAACAATTAATATTAGAAGAGCCGCATGTTTATCCCACTGGAGTCGGTTTACCAGAAAGTAGAATAATGCCTATTGATTTAAGCAAAAAGTGTCAATTATATCAAAAAGCATATCCGCGAATGGCTAATTTTGAAATTCCAAACGAATTTAATAGAGCGCATCATATTTTTACTGACGAAGAAGCTTACTATGAAGATATGGCAAAATCTTGGTTTGGTTTATCATGTAGACGCGGAGGGTGGGACGCAATGAGAAATTATGAAATTATAGCAGCTGGATCAGTTTTGTTGTTTAGAGATCATTATTTAAAACCAAGATATTGTTCTCCCGGAGATTGTCCAGCTATTTCGTACTCTACAAAAGAAGAGTTAAATCAAATTATGTCAACTTTGGTAGTTAATAATAAACCCACTGATGCTTATATAAATAAGTTGAACGAACAACGAGTGTGGTTAGTAAACAACGCTACATGCGTTGCTAGAGCTAAATTTGTCTTAAGTGTATTGGAGAAATATATTAATGGCGAAATTAAATATTAATGAATTCACAATTTGCTTACATTGTGGATGCAATAGAGAATTGGTTGACAATCAAATCAAAGATCTAAAGCCCCTTGAATCTACTTATAAAGTACATTGGAATAACCGAATAGATCGGTATCCAAAAATGTATCCCACATATTCACAATTAATAAATCATTCTGTTGTTACTTCTCCCACTGAATGGGTCATTTTAATAAATGACAGATGCTCCCCAAAACCACAAGAAATAGAAAAAATGATTCATCTTTTGGAAAATGGATTTGGATGTGTTTTGTTTTATGGTGTTGGTTTTATGGGATTTTCAAAAGAATTAATAAGACAAATTGGTTGGTGGGATGAAAGATTTATTCAGGGATGGGAAGATAGAGATTGGGTTTGGAGACTGCAAATAAACGATATAGCTCTTTATGAAAGTTGCGAAGCTGAATATGATTATAGCTGGAGATCACCCTTAAATCATCCAGCAGGACAATGCAGAGAAGAACATTTAAAATTAAAATATTATTTTGATTCAAATATAGTTTATGTAAATTTACCAGAAGAAAAATATCAACATTGGGATCTATTTATTGGAGATTCAAAAGAAGAAATAAAAAATTCATGGATGGCTTGGAATAAATCTATATTAAATTTAGGATATGATAAACCAAATGGTGGATTTGCAGGATCGCAATATTTTAAAAACAGAAAGATAATAAAAAACTATGAAAATGATAAAAATAACTGATAATTTGACTATGGTAGATGAATCGCATTTAGGTGGATTTTTAATAGAAAGTGATCCAGCTACTTTTACACCAAATTTATGGAAACATTTGTGTGAAACATATAAAATTGAAAAGGTAATTGATGTTGGTTGTGGAATGGGATATGCTATAAAAGAATTTTTAAAATATTCTAAAAAAGTAGTTGGAATAGATGGATCAGAATATGTTAAAAATAATAGTTCTTTTTCAGATAATATTGTACTCCATGATTTTACAAAAGGAAAATATTCATTAGATGAAATCTATGATCTCTGCTGGTCTTCAGAATTTTTAGAGCATGTAGAAGAAAAATATATGGACAATTATTTTTCTGTTTTTATGAAAGCAAAATATTGTGCTGTTACTTACGCAAATAAAGGACAATCTGGCCACCACCATGTAAATTGCCAAGATGAAAAATATTGGATTGAAAAATTTAAACAATATGGATTTAAATTTTTAAAAGATGATACAGAAATATTAAAAAATAAGGCATACGAAGACGCATTATCTTACAATCCACTATATAATGATAATCATTTTTATAACAGAGGTTTGTTTTTTGAAAACATTAAACTATGAATAATACCAAAAATATTTTAATAACTGGTGGTCTCGGTTTCATCGGTGCACATTCAATTGAAAAATGGAAAAATGAAGGTTGGGAAATAACCGTTATTGATAATCTTTCCTCTAATGCAATTGAAACAAACCACCCATTAACAGAAAACGTTAAACTAATAATCCAAGATATTACAAAGGCTGATTGGAAAACTCTTCCAAAATTTGATCTCATTCTACACTTGGCATCCCCCGTAGGACCACTGGGTGTACTAAAGCATAGTGGAACAATGGCCCGAATAATTTTAGATGACATATATTCAGTTATACAGGGAGCAAATTATAATAAATGTCCTTTACTTTTTGTCTCTACTTCTGAAATATATGGCTATAGAGATCATAAAAGCTACCTCCAAGAAAAAGATGACAAAGTACTTCGTGGAGACTTTACTGTTAGAAATGAATATGCTATGGCAAAATTGTTGTCAGAGATTGTTCTCTCTAATCATGCCAAGATCAATAGTTCTTTTAAATATCAAATTATTAGACCATTCAATGTAACAGGAAAATATCAGTTACCAGATGGTGGATTTGTGCTTCCTAGATTTGTGGATCAAGCACTAAAGAATCAAGATATTACTGTGTATTATTCAGGTCAACAGTTGCGCGCTTTTACATGGGTTAAAGATATTGTTAATGGCATTTATTTGACATCAATAGCACCCGAAAGCAAATGGAATCAGGAATGGAATATTGGAAATGAACTCAACGAACAAACTATTCTTTATCTTGCAGAAAGAGTAAAAGAATTCACAAACAGCAATTCAAAAATTGTACATGTTGATCCAAAAGATCTTCATGGTGCTTTGTTTGCTGAAGCTCCTGAAAAAATCCCAAATAGTGAAAAAATTAAATCTGAACTCGGGTGGAAGCCAACTAAATACGTTGATGACGTAATACATGAAGTTGTGAATTTTTATAAAGATAAGATTGATGCAAAAGTTACAAAACATATTTAAAAAAATAAGTCCGGGATTCTTTTTCGAAGCAGGAGCCAATAATGGCGTTGATGAAAGCAACACTTTGTTTTTGGAATTGAATGGATGGGATGGTATTTTAGTTGAACCAAATCCAATAAAATACAAAGAATGCTGCCACAATAGAAAAGTAAAATCACTACACGGTGCGCTAGTTTCTAGTGATTATAAAGGCTCTACTATTAGTGGTAATTTTTTACGAAACGATAGAAATAGTTTGATGTGTTCAATATTTGATATACCAGAGTACTTTTCAGAACACCAAAGACAAGAAGTATACGGAAAAATAGCTGAAGGTTCAGTAGAAGTACCAGCCTTTACATTAGAATCTATATTTGATACGAACAATATTGAACAAGTAGATTTTTTATCTTTAGATCTAGAAGGCTACGAAGTAGCAGCATTAACTGGATTAAATTTTGATAAGATAAAGCCCTCATACATATTGATCGAAACCGCAAATAATCCCAAATATCAACAATATACTTTGGATTTTTTGACTGCAAAGGGATATAAGTATTTTGAAAAAATTTCTGGTAATGACGATCTTTTTATATTAAATGAAAGTATTTTATGAAAATTATTTCTCCGTGTTTTACACATAACAGAGCTTTTGCAAATCCATTAATAGACAGTCTTAAAAAGTATTCACCTGAATACGCCGATAATCTTATTTTATATACAGATGGTTCTGTAAATACAGATTTTTATCATACTAAAATGTTTCATGCATGTGAAACATTAAAAAAGATAAATGATGAAATTGTCATTTTAGTGGATGCATTTGATGTTTTAGTTAATAAACCTCTTTCAGATGTTGAAGAAGAATTCAAATCACATAATTGTAAATTATTAATATCGGCAGAGGCAAATTGTTTTCCATTCAAACAATATGAATCATTTTTAGCTTCAAAATCCAATACAAGATTAAAATTTCCATGTGCAGGATGTTGGATTGGATATAGAGAATATATGATTGAATTGTTTGAAAGTCCTCTTTCTGTACAAAATCATATGAATTGGAGAAGATACACAGACCAAGGTTTCATGGAAACAATATATTATAATTCTTTTAGCGATCCTTATTTTTCAGTAAAAATTGATACTGATGCAAAAATTTTCATCAATACATTTTTGTTAGAACCTGAAATTGATTTTTCCATAAATCCAACTACAAAACAATTGACGTACAAGGAAACAAATAATATTCCTTATTTTATTCATTTTAATGGTGATGGTAAAGCGCATATGCCGCTTTTTAATGTAAAATATTGTGCTTGATTTAATATTGACTAATTGCGAATAATTTTTATAATATAAAAATGAATTATAGACAAAAAATTGTAATAACTGGCGGTCTTGGATATATCGGAACTGAACTATGTAAACTATATTCAGGAGAGGCTAGATTCAAAAATATTGTTATTCTTGACACTAGATTTGTTTCTGAAAGAGTTAAACAACTTAGAGATTGGGGAATTGATTTCCATCAAGTCTCAATCTTAGATAAAGATAATCTACAATCGCATCTAGCTGATGCAGATGTTGTATTTCATCTTGCTGGAATTACTGATGTAGCTTATGTAAAAACCGAATCAGATCCAGAAAAGGATAGTCTTATCACGAAAACTGCTGTGGAAGGTACAAGAAATGTTATAAACAGCGTTTCTAAGAATTGTAAAATTGTTTTCCCATCAACCCATGTAGTTTATGAGGGGTTTGCTGAGACTAAACTTGATATATTAGAAACAGAGCCTCCATGCCCAGTATTAACTTATGCCGCTGGAAAAGTACAGTCAGAAGAGGATTTTAAAAATTCTGATCTAAACTACGTTATTCTTCGTCTTGCATCAGTATATGGATATTCAACCGATACAATGCGTCTAGGAATAATGCCAAATCTATTTTCTAAGATTGCATCCCAAAATGGGACTATTAAGCTTTTTTCTGGTGGCGTACAAGTAAAAAGCTTAGTTCCATTACAAGATGTGGTTCGTTGTATGAAGTATATGGCGGAAAATAATACAATAAGCAGAGAAATTTTCCATCTCGCAAAAGAAACTACAACTGTAAAACAAGTTGCAGAACTTTGTAAAGAAATCAATCCATCTCTGCAAATAGTAGAAACTAATGATGAAATTCCAAATTTGGGATATACAATATCAAATGCTAAACTACTAGCCACAGGATTTACTTTTAGATATTCTTTAAAGGAATGTTTAAAAGAAATGATTTGCAATTGGTCTAAGAAGGATATAAATCCTGCTCTTGAATATATTGATCGTGGTGGAAAGGAGTTTATCGATGCTCGGGGAAAGATTTTGAATTATGAACTGACTGAGCCTATTAATCTTATCGGATATATCGAATCAAAGAAAGGCACGGTCCGCGCTAATCATTATCACCCAATACAAGAGCAGAAATGTCTGTTGGTAAAGGGTCAATATATTAGCGTTATTAAAGATTTGTCAATTCCGGATGCACCTATAGAAACCCGTGTTATAAATGAGGGTGATATAGCAATTATTAAACCGAATGTAGCTCACGCCATGATCTTTACGGAGGATTCTATATTTTTAAATCTGGTTCGTGGTGAAAGAGAACATGCAAATTACGGCATATCGCATACTATTCCCTATATTCTTGTCGATGAAGAAATGAGAATTAAGTTATTATCTTCATACAAAATAACATGTAGATGCTGTGGCAATAAACATCTTGAACGAGTTATTTCTTTGGGAGAATCTCCATTAGCAAATAATCTGAAAGATTCGATTGATGCTAAAGAAGACAAATATCCCCTTGAAATGAATTATTGCCCTAAATGCCATAATTGTCAGCTTTCAGTGTCTGTACCACCAGAAAAAATGTTTGATAATTATCTTTATGTTTCATCAACTTCTCCAATTTTTAGAAAACATTTCGAAGATGCGGCTAGAGAATATATTGATGAATTTAATCTAAATTCATCTACTTTAGTGGTTGATATAGGAAGTAATGATGGTATAGCTTTAAAGCCTTTGGCCGAAAATGGAATTCCAGTTATAGGAATAGAACCAGCCAAGAATGTCGCAGAAATTGCAAATACAAACGGCATTCGTACTTTAAATAAGTATTTTGATGACGAGGCCGTAGAGTCTTTGTTGTCTATAGGTAAGGCAAAACTTATTACTGCCTCTAATATGTTTGCTCATTCTGATAAACTAGCGGAAATAGCAAATAATGTTTTTAAAGTTTTAGATGACGATGGTACATTTGTAATTGAAGTGCAGTATTTAAAGGATACATTGAACGATGTTACCTTTGATAACATTTATCACGAACATTATAATTATTGGAGTGTTATTTCTTTAAATAATTTCTTTAATAATTTGGGATATGTTGTTTATAAAGTAAATCACATTAATACTCATGGTGGATCGATTCGGGTTTACATCGCTAAGAATCCGAAAACTATTGATGCAAGCGTCCATGATTTTATTGATGCAGAAAAAATATTTGGTTTAACAAATTTTCAGACATACGCTATTTTTGCGAAAAAAATAGAAACTATTAAAAATAATGTTATTTCAAACATAAAAATGTTGAAGTCAAAATATGGAAGTATTTGTGCTTATGGTTCACCAGCAAAAGCAACAACGGCTTTAAATTATTTTAATATAGGCAAAGATTATTTTGATTATACTATCGATGATAATGCATTAAAGAATTTAAAGTTTATTCCCGGCGTAAATATTCAAATTCAAAATCGTGAATATTTTAAATCTAATAAATCTAAAGTTGTAATAGTATTAGCTTGGAATTTCTTCGAATCTATTAAAAATAATAATAAAGAATATATTGATAATGGCATTGTTTTCTTGAATATTAAAAATCTAGAAAATTTAACTGATTTATGAAATATCTTGTAACGGGTGGCTGTGGTTTTATCGGATCTAATCTTGTCGATAAACTAATCGAACAAGGACACGAAGTAAATGTCATTGATAATCTTTCTTCTGATGCACATGAAGAATTTTATTTCAATGAAAAAGCTTCATATAATCATTTTAATGCAACTGATTATACGATGACGAGAAAGATGTATCAAAATGTTGATACAATTTTTCACATAGCAGCTGAAGCTAGAATTCAAAATTGTATCGAAGATCCTCTTCGGGCATTTGAATCGAATATAATGGGTCTTTCCACAGTTCTTGAACTAGCTAGAAAAGAAAGAGTCAAGCAAGTCATATTTTCATCTACATCATCCATTTATGGATTAAAAAACAAAGCTCCGATGCACGAATCAATGGAATCGGATTGTCTCAATGCTTATTCCTTGAGTAAATTGCACGGAGAAGATATTTGTAGAATGTATAGTAAATTATATGGGGTTAATACTTTTTGTTTTAGATACTTTAATGTCTATGGCAATAGACAACCAATTAAAGGTCAGTATTCACCTGTAATTGGGGTATTTATGCGCCAAAAACAAAACGGACAAGAACTAACCATTGTTGGTGATGGAGAACAAAGAAGAGATTTTGTCAATGTTTCTGATGTAGTCGATGCAAATATTCTAATTGCAAATTCTGATATAGAAAAGAATGGACAAGTTGCCAATGTCGGTACTGGAATCAATTATTCTGTAAATGAGATAGCACAGATGATTGGCGGTAAGACAAAATATCTTGATCCTAGAATCGGGGAAGCTAGAGTCACTTTAGCCGACGCTACATATCTTAGATCGCTTGGATGGTCTCCTAAGATTGATGTGAAGGATTGGATCATTCAAGAATCTATTAGAAGGAATCTTGTCAATATTTAAATTAATTGGTATAATAAAATTATGAACCCTACAATAACATTATGCATGATCGTTAAAAATGAATCAGCAGTGATTCTTCAATGTCTTGAATCAATGTCTAAGTACATTGATCGTTACGACATCACCGATACTGGATCTACAGACGGTACTCAGGATATTATTCGTAAGTTCTTTGCCGAAAAAGGAATCCCCGGAGAGATTTACCAGTCAGATTGGAAGGGGTTCGGTGACCATGCTGGCCGCGTCGGATCTAGAACTGAGGCATTCAGAAACTGCGATGGTAAAGCTGATTACGTCTGGGTGATTGATGCTGACGATTACCTTGAAGGTGATTTCAAGTATCCCCCTACCATGAATGCTGCTGCTTATGCTCTTACATTTAAGAGAGATGACTTCACTTGGTGGAGAACTCAAATCTTCAAGAATGAACTTCTTTGGAGATATGTTGGAGTTCTTCATGAATATCCAGATACTGATAAGAAGCCTTATGCTGTTGAAAAAATTCAAGGCAATTATCATGTCACCGCCAGAACTGCTGGATTCGAAAGAAACGCAAACAAAACTCTTGTCGAAAAGTATTCCAAGGACGCAGAAACCCTTGTCAAGGCTCTGGAAGAAGAACCAACGAATGTTCGATATATGTTCTACCTTGGACAAAGCTACTTCGATTCGCAGCAATGGGGAAAGGCTGAAGACGCTTACCTAAAGCGTTCCAAGATGGGTGATTGGGGTGAAGAAGTATTCTTCTCTCTTTACCGAGCTGCAATATGCAAGATTCTACAGGCAAAGCCATGGCCAGAAATTTATGATGCATTCCTTGATGCATATGAATCTCGTCCGACAAGAGCAGAGCCATTGTATCAACTCGCTAGGTTAAATCGCCTACATAATAGACCAAGAACAGGATTTATCTATGCACAAATGGCATCACAAATTCCATACCCTCAAGAAGACCTTCTTTTCGTTGATCACGGCATTTACAAGTGGGGTATTCTGGACGAAATTTCGTCAACTGCTTGGTATGCGGGTAAGCCCCACATTGGTTTCGAAGCCAGTCGCGTGTTGCTCCAAGAGAAAAGGTTGCCGCAAGATCAAACCGACAGAGTCACGAAGAACTTCTTAACCTATAAAGATTTGCTAGAAAAACTCCATACTCAGCAACAGATGAATGTTGAGGTAGAGAAAGAAAAGGCAAAACTTGAAAAGAAGCAGCAGAAAAAGATGAAAAGGATGCAGAAGTTAAGAAGGTGACATGAAATTCTCAGATATCTTTAAAAAAGAACACAAAATAAATCTTGCTGGCTTATCCCAGCAAGATGTTCTTTTATTGAGAGAAGATGTTTCTGAGTTTAAAACTGGTACTAAATTTACAGTCAATCCTAAAAATAAGAGTGATAAATCTGTAGAAATAGGCGATGGTCTTACCGAATTACATCTAGTTGATGAAAAGGGTAAAACTGTCCTATTTTCAGGAAATTACTCAAAAATTGCCTCATTATTTACAATTTTAGAGGAAAAAACACCTGAACCTCAAATTATAGTTGTTGAAAAAACAATTGTTAATGAAATAAAAAAGAAACAAGTAATAGAAGGCCGCGAAGGCCCAATAGGACCACAGGGGCCGAGGGGTGATGTCGGGATCCGAGGAGAACTTGGGCCTGTTGGGGCCAAGGGAGAGCAGGGAGAACGCGGTGAGGTTGGAGAACAGGGTCCGCAGGGCATTGAAGGTCCAATTGGTCCTAGAGGCCCAATAGGCCCACAAGGCCCGAAGGGCGATAAGGGTGATAAAGGCGACCAAGGAATTGCCGGGGAGTTAGGCCCGATAGGCCCACAAGGCCCCAAAGGCAACCAAGGAGAGGCTGGAGAGCCGGGTCTTGACGGCCCACAAGGAGAAAGAGGTCCAATAGGTCCCCAAGGCCCCAAGGGCGATAGAGGCGATCATGGATTACCCGGACCAAGAGGCCTAATGGGTTCACAAGGACCAAAGGGAGAGCGTGGAGAACCCGGAGAACAGGGTCCAGAAGGTCCAGAGGGTCCGATGGGCCAAGATGGTCTTCCCGGGGAGAAGGGCGATAAGGGAGATCCCGGTGTCGTTTCTGCCAGTTTCCCTTTAGTCTATGATAAAAAGTCAGCAAACATAAGTTTTGATACTAAATTCTTAGATGATAAAATTACTAAGATTGCTGTAGATCCACTTCTTGCTAGCGGTGGTAGCGGTCTTGGTGTTAAAGAAAATGGGTCAATACTTGTAAAGACGGGTGTTGATTATTTGGATTTTAGAGGTTCCATTGATCTTACTAGACAGGGTAGAACTGTTATAGTAACTGGAACTAGCTCTGGATCAGGAACTGGTATAACTGGCCCTACAGGACCCACTGGCCCAGCGGGAGCTACGGGTAATGTCGGTGCTACTGGGGACATTGGACCCACTGGTGCTACCGGAGTCACTGGTGCAGATGGCTCAACCGGGCCGATTGGACCGACAGGTGCTACCGGAGTCACTGGTGCAGATGGTTCAACTGGTCCTATGGGGCCAACAGGTGCTACTGGGGTTACTGGATCTATTGGACCTACAGGGCCAACTGGACCATCTGGTATTACTAACATAAATGGTATTACTTTATCACCAATAACTATACGAGAAGGTGATGGTATCTTGTTAGGTACTAATCTTTCTACTAAAACAATTTCTATATCGAATGAATGGGGACCATTAGAAGATTCTGCGGCTACCCTTGATGATTATATTTTAGTAAGTTTAAACGGATTAATAGGAAGTCCTTCATTATTTGCTGGTTCTGGTATAACTTTTTCTGTTGGCGCGCAGGGAATTACAATTTCATCGACGCTTCCTAAATTTACAGAAGGAGTTACTGCTCCAGCAAACCCTATAGCAGGAGATAGATGGTATAATACTGATGATGGCATAATCTACACTTCAGTCACAAAATCAGGTTCACAAATTTGGATAGTTGGATGAGGATAAATAAAGTATGCCGATAAATTTCCCGAATTCACCAAGCATTGGAGCTACCTACGACTACGAAGGTATTCATTATATTTACAATGGTGTAGGCTGGGTCAACAAAAGTATTTTTGGTATTTCAGCTGGAACTAACATTAGCTTTACTAATTACAATGGTACTGGTCCTATAGTTATATCTACAACGAGTTCTGGCGGTATAACAAGTGCAGTGACTTCCTTTAATGGTCTTACTGGAGATGTGGTTGGTGTATCTAGTTTTAATGGTTACACTGGTGGGGTTACTGGTTGGGCGTATTACAATGATGGTATTAATAGCGGTTTAGATACCGACTTAATACAGGGAATATCAGGGCAAAGATTTGTTGAAAATCTTCAGACCGGACTTTTATATGGGGGTCTTCTTCAAGTAAATGCTGGAAACTCTGCTTATTTTGATGTTTCCGCTGGGGTTGGAATTATTTCTACAGCAGGCGCATCTTTAACTGCATATCCAACCCCGTCGTTAAGTTATATAACATGGAGTTCGTTTACTGGAGTGACTGTAACTGGTATTACTTCTGATGAAGAAACTTGGATTTCGATTAATTCTTCTGGAAATTTAGTACAACAAAACACTAAATGGTTGGATAGCCAGTTCGATAATTCAATTCCTCTAGGCGTATTGATTCATCCAAACAACACAACCATAAACTTCGCAGTTGCCATTCCCCATGTGGCATACGGTCAACCTTCACAGCTAGATCCATTTGTAAGAGCATTCGGGCCAATCAAAATTTCTGGCCACGAAATAAGCGCAAACGGAGCCAATTTACAAGTAAATAAGAGCACTGGTGCTGCATATCTGATTGGTAGGAATTACGCTACAAATCCCAGCAGTCCAAACGTAGTAGAAGATACAAATGCTACTCCAATCAGCACGATGTATCGATACTATAGAGATGGTTCTGGTAAATTTACAGTAGTTACAAATTCATCCATAGATCCTAGTAAATATGATGATGGAACTGGAACTTTAAATACAGTACCCGGTGGTCAATATACCATTCAGAGACTTTTTTTCCTACCCGGTGTTCCAACTGTTCTTGCATCATACTATGGAAGAGAACTATACAATTCTATAGAAACTGCACAAGCAAACATTCCGTTTGAACAATTTACTGAAGATGATTCTACTGCTAGCCTTGGTGTGTTTGCAGGATATTTGATTGTTAAGAGTGGAGCAACACAATTAAATAACACCGCTGATGCTAAATTCATCAACTCTGGAATTTTTAGAAATCTTTCTAACATCGGTGGCGGTGGAGTTGCCGCAACTAGCCTTGACGATTTGAGTGATGTCACTATAACTTCAGCAGCAAACGGCCAAGTACTTAAATATAGTAGCGGGGTGTGGGTTAATGATTCAGTTTCAAATCTCAACTTAGTATCGGCAGCTGTTGCAGGGTCTGGTATCAATGTTTCCGGTGCTACTGGATCTGTTACTATTACCAATACTGGTGTCTTGAGTTTTAATGGCAATACAGGAGCAGTTCAAGGCGTTTCGTCCATTAACGGAAGCACTGGTGCAATTACCAATGTTGCATTTACGAATGTGGCACAGACCTTTAGTGCTTTGCAAAGTTTCAGTGTTGGTGTTAGTGCAGGATATGTTGATACCGATACCATAAAAAGTGATTTATTGACTATAGATCCTTTTAATTTGTTTCCTGATTCTACAGGAATTAGATTATATCAAGATAATGGAATTTCCCAATATTATACTACTATAAAGGGAGCAGGACCAAATGCATCTGCAAACCAAACTATTACTTTACCTAATGATACTGGCATAGTTGCACTTACTAAAAATGTAGTAAGTAGTTTTAACGGCAATACAGGAGCAGTTCAAGGTGTATCAGCTGCTGTTGCCGGATCTGGTATTAGCGTATCTGGTGCAACTGGTTCTGTTACCATTACTAATACTGGTGTCTTGAGTTTTAATGGCAATACAGGAGCAGTTCAAGGTGTATCATCCATTAATGGAAATACTGGTGCGATTACTAATGTTGCATTTACGAATGTAAATAATAATTTCAGCGTAACTCAAAACTTTGCACAAGGTCTTACTGCTGCAAATACGGTTGAGTTTTATGCAGATACGAGTTATTTCTATTCATCAATAAAGGGAAATAGATTCTTAACTGTTTCGCCGGGTGCGCAGAATTTTATAAGTGGTAATGGTGCTTCGTCAATTATTATTAATCAATCTGCTGGCAATGCAGTTTATATTGGTGATGCTGATATAGCAAACAACGGAACCTATATTCGTGTAGAAGATAATACTTCAGCCATTGCTTTTAATTATAATACAACTTCATATACATTCCCAACAACCGTTGGAAGTCCGGGACAAGTTTTAACTACAAATGGATCTAATCCTGCGACCTTGTCGTGGAGTACAGCAACGGGATCTGGTGGGGGGGTATCTTCATTCAATGGATTGACTGGAGCTGTGGAAGGAGTATCATCTCTTATTGGGGGTACTGGAATTTCTGTGTCCGGTGCTACTGGAACTGTAACGGTAACCAATCAGGGTGTAAGAACTTTTAACGGTGCTACTGGAGACATATCATATTCTGGATTAAGTAGATATATTACTAGCATTTCAACAAACACAAATGCGGGATCTACTGCTGGTACTGATTTCGTTTACATATGCACGGCGGGTCTTACATTAACCTTACCCACAGCGGCATCAAATACAAATAGATATTCTGTCAAGAATACAAGTTCATCTGTAGTAAAAGTTTTTACAACATCATCTCAATCTATCGATGGTATAACTCTTGGTTATAATTTGACTAGACAATATCAAGCAGTTGATTTAGTAAGTGATGGTTCTAATTGGTTTGTAATCTAACGGAGAAAATATGGCATACAGTATTCAAAGCATCAACGAATATGTTCTTCCGGCTTGTGCTCAATCGGAAAATCCAAATCAATTAGATACTATTTTCTTTTCTGATTTTCATCAAAACGCAAATCCAACAATAGCAGTACCCTCTCAGGGAGCAGTTTTTTATGCACCATCTGGCAACGGTGGGGCACATACAAGTAATACTGCCGCTCATTTTGAAGCGTTTGGAATAACATTTGCTTCTGGTGTCGTATCAGTATCTACTGGTGGTACTAGCAATTCTACAGGATATGGTGGATTAGCGACATCTGCCGTTATTATTCCGGGCATTCCTACACCGGATTCTGGATTAGTAACCAAATATGAATGTGAAATTCTTATACGAACAGATAGCACTATTCATGGAAACTCTCCAACTACAAATAGAGGATATTATCGATTTGGATTTATGAGCAGCACCACAAATACTGTTCCTGCCGATGGCGTTTATTTTGAATTTTTATGTGATGGTACTACGACAGATACAAATTGGAATATAGTTTTTAGAAAAGATAACTCTCAAGACAGAGTTGCAACTACCACTGCTGTGACAGCATCGAAAACATATAGATTATATTTGTGTGTAGAAAGAGATACTTCTGGAAATTATCTTACTACATATAAAATTAAAAATTTAACCGACAATACAAATGAAGAAACTACTGCTGCTCCGACAACTACAGCAAGATATCCGAGTGCAACTGGTGATTATATGGGTATAGTTTTAACAAATTCAAAAATCACAACTACTTCTACTACTGCAAGATTAGTTTTTGTTGATTATATTGCTGGTAGGATTAGAAGACCTGTTACTAGAGAAATTTTATTATTCGCATAATATGGCATACAGTATACGAAGTATAAATGAAAATGTATTGGTTGGATCTGTTAATAATGATAATCCAAACCAATTAGATTTTATTTTATTTACAGATTTTCTTCAACTAGCTGCTGCTTCAAACGCATTAAGTGTTTCGGGAGGGGGATTTGCTAGTACAACTGGAAACGGCGGAACCTCTACTTTTACTTCTGCTGCATTTGCTGCTTATTTAGGATTCACTACTGGTGATATAAAAGATTGTAATGGTGTTGTTAACATGAACACTGGATCAACCTCAAACAATAGCGGATATATTTCACATGGAACGAGTACGAATATTTTGCCGGGTATTCCAACACCGGGATCTGGTCTGATTACAAAATATGAAGCAGAATGTGGAATAGTTCTTCAAGCAGTTCCAGATTTATTAAGCACTACAAGTGGTGCATATAGATTTGGATTTATGAATTCTGTTACAAATGCAGAACCTACTGATGGGATTTATTTAGAATTTGAATCAGATTCTGCTCAGTTACCGGGAGATGGCACATGGAATTTAGTTATTCGTAAAGACGGAACCGGAGAAAGAATCGATACTGGTGTAGTTGTTGATGAATTTGGTGAAACTGGATTATCATATAGATTATATCTTTGTGTAGAAAGAAATTCTTCTGGAACAATTTCAATAACTTATAAAATAAAAAACAGAACTTTTGGAGTTCCTGTGACAGATACAGAAGTCACAACTACAGCATCAAACACCGCATTTTATCCTAGTGCTAATAATGATTATATGGGATTAAATTTAATTGTAACAAAATTAACAGATGTTCGCGCATCTGCTAGTGTTCTATATTGCGATTACATTGGTTGTAGAATTAGAAGACCGCTTGAAAGAGAAATTTTAATAGGAAATTAATATGGCTAGACCTCTAAGTGTTGTTAAAATAAATGATCCAAACGATCCAGATGTATTAATATATGATCTAAGAGAATCTGAAAGATTTATATACATCGGTGAATTGTTACAAAACCCAAATAAAGCTATTGTGCAAGAAATAGATAGCGGAAGAGTGTTTATTACTATAAACGCATCTGTATTTGAAGAAGTTTCTGTGGGGGAATATTGATCAAAACATTTACTAAATATTGATATGCCAGCAGGAAGATATGACATCATCGCAGAACAAGGAGCCTCCTTCAAGATCCAATTTGATTATCTGTATGCTGGAGTTGGGGGCACAGGTATAAACCTTGAAAATTTTACTTGTCAGATGCAAGTTAGAAAATCTGCCTATGATTCTAAAATTTTGTTAGATGCTTCTATTTCCGGTCTTACTTATGGGGGAGTGACTGGTTATTATGAACCCGGAGTCATAACTGGAACTACAGCCAGTGGGGGGATTTATCTTAATCAAGATATTCAGGGAATTACCAGAACTGGTGGCATTTACATTAATGTTCCTCATACGGTAACTAGATATTTCCCAGTAGGAAGACATTTTTATGATCTTGAACTTACTAATTCCGTAAGCGGTGATGTCACAAGATTACTAGAGGGAACATTTGAAGTTACTAAAGAGGTAACTCGCTAATGGAGATACTAAATCCATACGGCTCGGATTTTGATAAAATAGTAAGAATAGCTCCTACTAGATATTCTGCTAGAATTAAAGTAAATCTACCAAATCAATCAAATTACGCAACGGTAGATGTTCCGGGGCCATTTTTAACAGATGATGTAAGTGTTGAAAGTTTTTTATTAAGATTTGCATATAGTCCAGAAGAAACACAACAAGGGCAAATTCTTTCGTCGCCATTTATTGATTTCACCGTATATAAGGGTGGACCTTCTGGTGGATATGCTCCAGCATTTTATCAGCCAAATCAAGGAGTGCATAAATTTACTTTAGCCGACAGCTTTCCTTATTATTTTAATGATACGGCTGTAGATAATCAATTAAAAACAAGATTTAATGATCTTGGATTTAAATTTTATATTTGGCCAAATTCAAGTATTATACCCGGTGATCAAACATCACTAACAAGCACCGCATTTAATAATGCTTTAATAAATGATATAACTTCAAAATCAACATCATTTTTCGGAACGTCATATTCATTTGGTACTACCGCAAATATAATGCTTGATTTTGAAAATTGGTTCAGCACCGCTATGAATGGTGTTTCAGTCCCTTATCCACCGGGATCATTGAGTGGCCTTACAGCTATAGATACACAATTTCATGATAATGTTTTAGATTTAGATCCGGGATATACCGGAAACACTCTGACAAGAATTTATAATGGACCAATTAACCGATATGCAACCAATCAATACATTCAGTTATTTAACAATTTAAAAACTCTTTATGGACCTAATATAAAGTTATCTCATTATGGATGGGGTATGGAATTTGAACTTTATTCACAGGTAACATCATATCTTTATGGTGTAGATGGTTGGACATTTGATGCTAATTTCGGCAATACATGGACTGCATCTAGAGGTTTAACGTGGGATGTTGGAAATCCTTCTGGTCCATTTAGCAACATTTATTTTTTAAGTAATTTTGCTAAAAATAATATAACTATTGATGGAATCTCTTTAGCCAATCTTCCAGATGAACAACAACGTCTATTAGATGATGCTGCCGAGAGATTTACTCAACATGCTCTTATACAACAGAGAGATGCTTATACTGTACAAGATTATTTGACACCTCAATATTATCAATATATTCCCAGTAAGCTTGCTACAAGTTTTTATCAAAATTTAGGATATACATTTAATGCCAGTGGAAGAACTCCCGCAACCTATAGCAACTTTGAAAGATGGAGAACTGCTTATCTAAATGTTGCAGAACGAGTATCTGGAACAACATTGCCTGCTGGAATAACTAGAAGAAGATCTATATTACCGATCTTTAGTTTTATTTACATTGAAGGATGGGCAACTACTGAAGGATCTGTTGCCATGCCAGTAGCTGATCAATATTTAAATTTATACAAATATCGACAATTAGGCGGAAACGGTTTAAATCTTTGGTCAGCAACTAATTTTTATTATACAAACGCTGCAACCGCGCCAATAGTTAAAAGAAATATCATTTCTACTATTTTAGGATTAACTTTTGATGTGGCAAACGATACTTTCTGGTTCCCTCATCTTGGTTTAACTGGAATGACATGGGGCACTCCAGCAGCTAAAACATATTTGCTAGGATTATATAATGATTTCTTTTATCAATCTTGCCAAAGAGCAAAGACAATTCTCTCTGATGTATATCCTTACCGAGTTGGAAATGCAGAATCTCCAGCTAGTATTTATTTTGAATTAGCAGCAAAGAGTTTGGCCGCAGGAACCACATTTAATAATGTGACATTCCATGTAAGACTAAGAAATCAATTGACGGATGGAAATATAATTGATTATGCATTCAATCCATCAACCATTCAGGCAGGAGCAACATCTTCGCTTGGAATAATACCTTTGGGGAATACTTTACCAATAAGAGTTGATGCTTGGGTAGATGGAATTCCAACCGGAAATACTCTGGGGATTCACGGATTTACATTCAACGTAAGAAATTACACAGATAGTAATTCTCTACTTGGTACGTTTAATGTAAAATTTGATTATGATAATTATGATTCTGCTTGATTTTTTTTCTATATTTGCTATTATTTTCTTATGGAATCACTAGGAATTTTTAAGTTACATCCCACGGTCATGAACCCGTCTCTTGCTACAGCAAATTCGGCCTGTGTTGATGTCTATGCGTTCATTCAAAATAAAGAAATCTCAGTCTATGATCGGTACAATAATAAAAGTACTATTAAGACTGACGAGAAATCAGTCTCCATTCGCATTGGACCCAAGGAAAGAATCCTAGTCCCCACAGGAATAATTCTTGACATTCCAAAGCACTTCTCAGTGCGTATGCATCCTCGCTCTGGTCTTGCGATCAAGAAGGGTCTGGCTCTGGTCAACTGCGAAGGCGTAATCGACTGCGACTATGTGGAAGAACTAATGATTCCGCTAGTCAACACAAGCGATATTTCGTATGATATCGGTCATCAAGAACGAGTTGCCCAAATGGAACTTGTTCGTACTGAACATTTTGTTTATCATCATATCTCTGAAAGACCAAGTATAAAGACAGATAGAAGCGGTGGCTTCGGGAGCACAGGCGAATGAACAGAGAAGAACTTTTTAAGCATCATGAAGAGCTGTCTCAAACTGCTCTTCAAATCATGAAGAAGAAGAATCACGACTACGCTGGAAATAGCGGAGCACAACCATTTGCAAATTTTGAACGATGTGAAGCAATGGGTATTTGCAGCACAGAACAAGGATTTCTTGTCCGTATCACAGATAAGGTATCTCGCCTGAGTACCTTTGCAAATGCGGGAAAACTAGTAGTCGATAACGAAGGTTATCAGGACGCAATTCTAGACATCATGAACTATTGTGTTCTATTCTCGGCTTATATAAAGTCAAAGGATGATGCTTGATTTGTGTTCAACTGCCAGTATAATCGATACATGAACTTTTACACATGTGTTGAGATTCGCGGCAACAAGATTCTTTATAGAGGGGTGGAAGATGGGAGTCGGGTCTGTAGGGAAATTCCTTACAGACCCACTCTTTATTCCTATACCCACAAATCTTCTGACTGGAAGACGCTTGATGGCCGTGCGGTAGAACCAATCAAGCCCGGTACAATCACAGAGACTAGGGATTTTTTAGATCAGTATGCTAATATCTCTGGGTTCTCTATCTTTGGTCAAACAGATTTCATTTACCAGTTTATTGGTGAAGAATTTCCCAATGATATCGATTACAAGATCGATCAAATCGTTACAGCATTTATCGATATCGAAACCAAGTGTGAGGCTGGATTTCCGAACATCGAAACTGCCAATGAACAGGTGATTGCGATCACCGTGCGGATCAAGAACAAGTCTTATGTCTATGGTTTAGGCACTTTCCATATTGATAATCCAAATGTCAGTTGCAATCAGTATGACAATGAAAACCAAATGCTTAAGGACTTTATTGAGTTTTGGGAGCAACAGAAGCCTGACATTGTAACTGGATGGAACGTCAGATTCTTCGATATTCCATATCTTTATAATCGAATTTCTTACCTGTTTGGAGAAGATACGGCCAATCGCCTATCCCCTTGGAAGAAAGTCATCAAGAAGAAGATTGAAACTAAGTCATCTCGCGGGGAGCAAACTGCGTGTGATATTATTGGCGTATCTACTCTAGACTACTACGAGTTGTATAAGAAGTTTACCTATACCAATCAGGAATCTTATCGACTGGATTATATTGCCTCCGTCGAACTAGGTGAAAAGAAGCTTTCATATGATGAGTATGACAGCTTGCGAGAGTTCTACAAGCAAGACTTCAATAAGTTTATTCACTATAACTTCCATGACGTAGAACTTGTCTTTAAGTTAGATCAAAAGATGAAGTTGATTGAACTCGTTCTTGCAGTGGCATATTCTGCCAAGGTAAATCATGAGGATGTTTATAGCCAAGTTCGAACTTGGGATACCATCATTTACCACGAACTTCTGAAAGATAAGATCGTAATTCCTCCAAAGAAGTCTGCGGTCAAGGAGCGGCAGTACGAAGGTGCATATGTCAAGGAACCGATTCTAGGCATGAATGATTGGATTATCAGTTTAGATCTAAATAGCCTCTACCCCCATTTAATTCAGCAATATAATTTATCGCCAGAAACAAAAACAGACCGCTCTTTTCTGTTTGTGCGTAATGGTCTGAAACCCATGGATATTTTGGAAAAGAATTCCAAGGCCGTTCAATATCTAGAAATGGCAAAGAAGCATGATATTTCTGTTGCCGCAAATGGTGTAGGCTTCACTAGGAATAGCCAAGGCTTTCTTCCTCGACTCATGGAGAAGATGTATGCCGAACGAAAGCATTATAAAGAATTGATGCTTGAATCCGAAAAAGAAATGGTAGCAATAGAAGAAGAATTAAAAAGAAGAGGAATAATTTAAGTTCAAGTGCTATTGGTTATAAATACTTTCGGAGGAAGTTTATGAGAAAGTATTTAGTGTATAAAACAATCAATACAATTAATGAAAAATTTTACATTGGAGCGCACGAAACTGATGATGAAGACGATTCTTATCTTGGTAGTGGCATTCTTTTAAATAAAGCTATAAAAAAATATGGTAAAGATTTATTTAAAAGAGAAATACTAATTAGATGTTCTTCAAGTGAAGAAATGTTCAACGAAGAGCAGAGATTGATATCTGAGCACATTGAAAACCCATTATGCTACAATCTTAAAAAAGGTGGTATAGGAGGATGGGACTATGTAAATCGAAGTGGTTTAAATCGCGGCAGCAGAAACCCAATGAAAAATTTAAAAATTAGAAAAAAATGTTTATGTGCTGCTAAAAAAACAAAAGAAAAAAATCCAGAAAAATACCGACTGATAGCAATAGAAAATCTTAAAAAAGCAACAGAAAAAAATATTGGAACTACTAAATCCGATTTTTTTAAAAAAACAATTAGTAAAAAATCTAAGCAGTATTGGAAGAAAAATAAAGAAAAAATGCAGAATGCATTATCTTCTTGGTTCAAAGTAATAGCACCAAATGGTGAGGAATACACGACAAATAGACTAGAAAACTTTTGCACTGAAAGAAAATTACCGTATACTACCCTGTGGAAAACCAGTAAAACTGGTATCACAGCAAATAGAGGCCCCTCAAAAGGATGGAAATGTCAAAAAATTACGCAAATATGACTACGGAGGAATTGCAATCGCTTCGTGGGCAGATAGAGAACGATATTTCAAAATATCGTAATTTTCAGTTGGCTAGAAAAATCCAACTGAACTCTGCCTACGGCGCGATTGGTTAGGTAACGAATATTTCCGCTATTACGACGAAGAGATTGCCGAAGCAATTACACTCTCTGGTCAGCTTTCTATTCGCTGGATCGAAAACAAGATCAACGAGTTCTTGAACAAGATGCTCAAGACGAATCATGATTATGTTGTTGCCAGTGACACAGATTCTATCTACATCAACATGGGTCCACTGGTAAACACTCTGGCAAAGGGTAAGTCAACTGAAGAAATCGTGACTTATCTTGATAAGTGCTGCAAGGAGATCATCGAACCGTACATCACGAAGTCCTATGATGAACTTGCTAATTTCATGAATGCCTATGCAAACAAGATGTTCATGAAGCGCGAATCAATTGCCTCAAAGGGTATCTGGACAGCCAAGAAGAGGTACATGCTTCTGGTTCATGATTCAGAAGGTGTTCGTTACACCAAGCCAAAGACCAAGATCATGGGAATCGAAACATCCCGGTCATCTACTCCACAGATTGTGCGCGAGGAGTTGAAGAAGTGTATCGATATCATTCTGACCAAGGACAATCCTACTCTGATCAATTACATTGAAAGCTTCAGAAAGAAGTTCCGTAAGCTTGCCCCGGAGGATATTGCATTCCCTCGTTCAGTCAACGGAGTCAAGGACTATACAGATTCGTTTACCATCTATAAAAAGGGGACTCCTATTGCCGTCAAGGGAGCATTGATTTACAATCACTATATCAAGAAGCACAAATTGGAAAAGAAATATCAGTTGATTCGAGATGCGGATAAGATTAAGTTTGTTTATCTGAAAACCCCAAATCCCATTGCTGGTTGCTTTGGAAAGGATCAAATCATCTCCTTCTATTCATCTTTGCCGAAGGAACTTGATTTATCCTCTTATATCGACTATGATACTCAGTTTGAGAAGGCGTTCTTGGATCCACTCAAGAGCATAATTGAAGCAATTGGGTGGAAGACAGAAAATAGAAACACACTGGAATCTTTATTTACTTAATATGGCAAACATTCACGAATTCAAGCGTTCTATTCCCGTTAAGACACCTCTCGGAGAAGGTTGGATTGTACTTCTCTTTAATAATGGAGAATATGCAAATAGCCAATATATGGTGATTCTTGATAATGGGGATATTCGGTATTTCAGCACTACCCAACTCAAGGTTGTGGATAATGCTACAATTGGTCTAACTAACGGAGAATAATATGGATTTTTTGAAGGAAATAATTAATGTCTCAGGAAACAAATTCGCAAGTAAAGTCGAAGATGGACTTGATGGATCTGATGTTTGCGGCTATATTGATACTGGGTCTTATACTTTTAATGCTCTTTTATCTGGTAGCCTATTTGATGGTCTACCTAGTAACAAGATTACCTGTTTGGCTGGTGAATCTGCTACTGGTAAGACTTACTTCAGCATTGGTGTTGTTGCACAATTCTTGGCAGCGAATCCAGAAGGTATCGTTCTTTACTTCGACACAGAACAAGCAGTAACCAGTGACATGTTCACTGAGCGTGGAGTCGATCCTAAGCGCATTGCTGTATTTCCTGTAGAAACAGTAGAAGAGTTCCGCCATCAGTGCTTGACAATCGTTGACAAGGTTCTTGCAACAGATGAATCTGAGCGCAAGCCAATGATGATTGTTCTTGACTCGC